GGGGTCTCTAGACCCGACCGACTATTAGTCGGCCCCATCCTGATCTTAGGGAAACCCGATCAGGCAGGGTGTACTGGTATGCCCTAACTATCACCTCTCGCACCTCTGGATCCCCTCGTCGGGGACAGAGTATAGATGCGAATGTGACAGGAGCCAGTCGAGCCTTCTCCTCCATTACAGAGGACAAGGTTTTTAGAACCTTAGTCGCGTCACCTGACGACGACTCAGTGCTATAAGATGCCAATCTAAGCATCTCCGACCAACCCGGTACCGCGGTGTCTTTAAGGACACAGGGGTGGACCACCAACGCCTTCACTTCATACTGGCAATAGTCATTTTTGCTATTGCTACTTCGCTTTGTGCGAGATTGTATGTTGAGAAGTTTATTTTGCGTGATGGCCATTTTCCGGCAGTCGACGAGAGCAACTACCTCTGAACCTGGTCCGTCAGCATAGGGTGTTACCCTATCTTTCTGGATTACAGAGGCGAGGTAGTCGCATGCATCGAATAAGCCTAGTTCATTGAGCGCGTTGTGATACGCAACCCAGCTCACATAGCTAATATCAGCCAATGACTCACACCATGTAGTCTTAATCTTAAGAGGGGTAACGTCGACGCCTTTATAAGCGTCGCACCCGCACGATTCTCGGAAGAATCGGCCTACACAGCACTTACCCTCGTTGAACAAAAGTCCAAACTTAGGTAATTGCTGTCTGATCATAGCTTGGTCTTCGCTACGACAGATAATGTCGTCACCGTATACGTACACCGATTGTTGCGCCTCACGGCGGCTATCGGGTGACTGTACGCCATACGTTATCACTGCTACTGAGAGTGCCCAGAATACTAGAGACTCCACCGGGAAGCATGTTGCTGAACCCATAGGAGCGAACTTTTTCATCTGGAACACCTCACCGTCAGGAAGTTCAGTGGCATCGGAGCGCGCAGCCAGTAAGGCGCGCACCCAGGTTTCCGGGAACAAAGCTTTCACAAGCTCCGTCGAAACCCTGTCACTTGCTTCCTTCATATCGAGTGTAGCCATGCCTCCGTCAAGAGAGGCAGCTAGAGCTAGTCGTCTGTTCACGGTTTGATCCGTGAAACCGACTTTTCCGCGGGTCAGTGGGTGACTTTCAATGGTTTGCACCAGTGTAGCCATGAGTCCCTGCTGAATCCACATATACTCTAGTGGTTCGCACGATATTAACCGAGGTCCGCGTGAATCCTTGGGTACAAGCATAACTTTCGCTGTGCCTGAGTCCAATTCATCAGCGGCTAGGAACTGATCGAGCTCGTCGACTAAGTGGGCGGTGTTATAGAAGAACCAGTCCTCATAGGGAAACTCCAAAGCTAACGCCTTGTAGTACCTTTTGAAACATGGTTTTTCATACGCCTTTTCACGAGTCGCAACTGCTCCTGACCCGTGACGTGGCCGGAATAAATCCGGATCACGAGGGTCCACCGGCGCCAAGATCCTACAAATGAGATCTCGTGCCCGGCGGATGTAACCCTCCGAGTCAGAACGAATAGCGGCGTCAAACGCCGGCAAATTCGCATCAGTTTCTTTAAACAATTTAATGACGTCATTATTTTGTTCCTTGGTAAACGGCAGCTCGAGTTTGTAAAACATATAACTCAGCTGACGCAGTGCTTTAAGTGCCTGTGGGGACGCATCGCTGCGTTCCCTACCATCAGTGTCGAATACCTGCCTGGTGCATTCTCCCATAAAGAGAGGAAGCACCGTGCCGTTGGTTTTGAACCCAACGACTTCGAGGGGGGTATCAGTGGCAAGGGCTTTATCAATAGCCTTGCCAAAGGAAGGAAGCGTCTTCGTTAAAAACGGCATTCCTTCATTTGCAAACCGATTCCGCAATGTTGCGAGATCATGTTGCAGTTCGAGCTCTGATTGATAGCAGGTACACGCCACGTCTTTCAACGTAGCACAGATTAACTCCAAATAGACTGTAGTCGGGGAAGTCTTACTTTTGCGCGGCTTCTTCTTCCTTTTGATAGGAGAAGTAGCGACACAAGTGGCTTTCCTCAGGACAATCTTACCGGAGCGGCGATTATTGGTGTCCATAGTGATATGGTGTACCATCCCGCCAACCTAAATGCTACATATATGACGTCCCAATGCGGACCTCATTTACTACTCTCAGACACAAAAACCACCAACCGCTAATGCGAATCTCTTGCAGGGTCCTAAGAAGGAATGCTTGACGTATCCACACGCGGTTGGCCGGAGGCTGTATGTATTAAGCCTCCTGGTTCAACAACTTCGCGAGCTGCCCCGTCGTCAGGATGACGTCGAGGAGGGCTGCGATTCCGTTGGTGACGATCGGATCCGTAATGTACGTCCCTTGTTGGGAGTGCCTGCGGATCACTAACTGCGCAGACATCTTCGGGATGATGCCGCCTGTCAAAGACAGGTCAGCACTTCTCACCGAGTAGTCATAGCGAATTAGAGAGCTAACCGTTTCACCGCCGCCACTCCCACTGACCTCGTGCCCAATTGTAAGGGTTTGAGGTGCAGTGTTAGCGGTTGCGGCGACCCGGCGCACGATCTTTTGTCCGATGGGCCCAGTAATCTGGGCGTAAACCTTGGAACCAAGGAGTCCGGGGAGAGTAAGGCTGCTGTGGTTATCCACAACAGTGAGGTCTGCGTTTAGCATAATGTTAGGTTGACGTAATAGTTGACTTTGACGTTATGAGAGCGGGACAAGACACGTGAGATTGCAGTAGTTATGTAAGTTCCTAGCCTTGAAAAGGTAGGCATTACTATCTGCGACGCGTCGCCCTAGGTATAGCCTGTGTAGGGTTGTATAACAACCGAGACAGATCTTGATACCTTCTACTTGACCCGAAGCGGGTTCTAGCTAACAACAGACTGCCCGCAAGAGCAGCCTGCCTCAGCTGAGGCCCCTTCAGTCGTGCCGCATGGATATCCGGGCGAACCCGGGTGCGGGAGTAGAACTTGCGCGAACCGTTATAGACCTCTATCCAGCCTGGTTGCAAAGGTTTCCCAACATAGTTGGGATTTGCTACAAGCTGGGGATCGGCCTCAAACGTTAGTTGCAAGTCCCCGATCTTATGCCAAGCATAGCTATGGCAGAAATCGGTGATCTCTGTCTTAATTGGATAGTTATCCCTGGCAAACGAGCCCAGGAATCCAGAAACGTCGACTACCCAGTCGACTACAAAGCTGAAAGGTATGGCGTTCCATACGATGGCGGGGTCCAGTCGGACTCCGAGAACATCGAGGTAGGCATACACTTTAGCTAACTGGCTATCCATCTCCGGTAAGGTATAGGTATACCTCATCGTAGCATGATACACAGGACGCTTAATCCACCGAGTGCGCATAGCGTACTCAATTGGTGGGCGCGTCCCGCCGAGTGTCATATCGTTAGCGACACCGCTTACCCAAGCGGTGGTATTTCGCTCGACTTTATATGCTCGGGACGCAGGTACGCCGGGTGAAACCGGTATTACACGTTTATAGTGTCGTACTTGCGGAACTCTCACATACCGCTTGAGCTGTTCCAGCCGGAAGGCCAGACCAGCTAGGTCGTCATGTATCCCCACTACGTCCCTGATGAAGGGAGCAATGCCGAATTGGGCGTTTAGATGGGCATTATTCAACCGCGTGATTGTCTCTTTGATAAAAGACTTTCTAACGGCTGGATCTTGCAGGCTACGAATAGCTAAAGAGCGTTTCCGTATCCTTTTCATCGACGCCATCGGGTTCGCGTGTTTTAGATCTTTTAACTCTAAAACAAAGTTCACCAGACTGGTGTTCTCATTGAGCCTCGGTAACATGAACGCACAGGCCTCATCGGCCATGCCGTTCATATCAATTACCGGAGCAACGCGACGGGTCAGCGCAGCATTAACCATAGTTGTGGTCACCGATCGGAGGTAGGCGTTTCCGCCCCACCCCCGATTAAACCGGTGGTCGACAACTGGCGAGCTGAACTGATTTGCTTCGACAGTATGCAGGCAATCGCGGAAGCGACCATCTGTACCTGTATCATCCTGGATTACTTGCCCGAAGGTGAAGTAACCATTAGGGACTGTCCAATTATAGTAGGCCGGAACGAGGTCAAACGGGTGTGGGGCAAAGCTCCTTTGATAGGGAGACGATGCCTTATCCCACGCGTACTCGGCGGTAACCACTATAGGACACGAAGGACCTGTAGTTGTGCGTGTTCTCATATTAATCAGAACGTCCGAGCCCCTTAAGG